GTCATGTCTGTTTACATAATTTAATATATAACCATATATACCAATTACAATAGTTGATATAACTGCGTCATATGTTGGATTGCCTGTTTTAAAACTATTGTACAGAGTTATTTTGCTGATATTGCTATACGTAGATGTTAACATGTCCACAAATCCGGCGAACACCATAATTATTTATTATATGTAAATAATGATGTAATTTTAAGTTGGTTTACAAGTGAATATTTGCATCTAAAAGGCGCCAAAATGCGTAGTAACCTTGTTCAGAAAGTAGAATAATATGCCAAAGAGCGTGCTTGTAAACATAAAACCGTTAATATTCATGTTTCCGTCGTTAGAAAACAACACGGGGAAATATCCGAATAGAAATTTGCGGAAAAATGGCAACTGAAATAAGAAATACATCACCGCGAGCAGCAGAGGGGTCTGAATTTCGTTATACATGTCGTCCAATGAATCCTGCGCACGGGCGTTTTTATTGTGAGCGTGCACCATATCAGATGTCTGCTCATAGTTTTTGATGTAATCCGTGTTATCTTGGGGAGGGGGCACATAATTCGGCTGAACATACGGGTCCGTGCTTATATTATTTGTATTCATTGGGATGTCTCGTGACGGCAATTGGGTTGCGCCGCTAATGCTCGCATGTTGGAGACCGCTTACAATCTGGCTAATAGTTGCCTGATCTAAACTGACGCCACCTGCACCTCCTGTTCCGGTTCCCGGCCCAGAAATAACCTGGTTTTGGTGTTGTGCCCCTGCATGTTCAGAAGCAGACATTGATATATTATTACTCACATTCCCACCGCCAACAGGATCGGTGGGCAAGTCTAAAATACTGGTTGAGTCGCCCATAATTAGTACAAATATTGATTGATTATAAAGTTTACGCAAACATTATTCAAAAGTAACCGTTTTTGCACCAGATACACACTTCGTCGCAACCTGCGTGTATTTTACACATTTTCCGTTATTTTTATAAATTTTATCCTTAAGTTCTTCTATTGGCGGCGCATGAAAGACCATACAATCCTTGTTCTTACATACAGTTCTAAAGAGAGAAGCCAATCCAAACCCCAATAAGATGGACATTATTATTTTACCACTTTCAGTGTGCACAAATCTGCCAAGATACATTCCCGTTATATTACGGGGGTAATTTCTTTTTTCACGAAATAGTAATAGTAATTGTATTAGTAAGTAATAATACTTGTTAAATATAGCCTAAATTTAACAAGTAACTGTATTATTGAAAAGCGAAAAGCTTTACAGTTGCTTTTCAATTTGAAAAGCTTTAAGATTGTATGGGGATGCTGGATATTTTAGATTGGTCCGCCGGGCACTCAACTACCTGTTCTTCAAAGTAGAAACAGTTATCTGCCTTATCTTTAAGTAACATCTTTCCGACCGTTTCGGGGCTGGGATATATGTAGATTGTCTTCATTTCCGGACCTAAAACATAAATAAAAAATAGACCGACTGCGAAACTTATCAAAAATACCGGAATTGAAATATAGTTTAATAGCATTATATATTTTGCACATAAATTATTTTTACACCTACGGACATTTCAAACGCCGAATTTACACATTAAGTGTTGCTATAATATCGTTCCCGTCCTTATCATTTATATCGTTAAGTACATAATTGTATTCTTTTAGTTTATTTATAGCATTGTTCATGCCATTTACTCCTAATTCATCTGCCTTATCTTTGTGGTAATCTGTAAAACATTCTGTGTTAAACCCCCATTTTTCGAACCTTATTCTATTAATTTTATATTTGGATAAATCTATCATTTTTATTATTTCACTATCGAAGCCCTCAGTATCTATTTGTAAATAATCAATATTAGTTATACCATGACTGCTACATATCTTATCAAAAGTAATGCCGGTTGAAGTTATCTTTACCATATCATTTTTATTCCCCCAGTCATTCATAGGCAATAGTGTAAAATGACCAGGGTCATATATGATTCCATTATCCGCACGTGTTCCCATAATACCATTCTTTGCTGCTATATATAGCTCTATAACTTCATCATCATTGTAATATATAGCATTGTTGTAAATATGAACATTTTCAATATTATTATAATTTTGTTTTATTTCATTAATTAATAGTTTATTTGGTTCTACCAGAATAACCATGTCTGGTTTTTCTTTTATAACCAACTCTCTAAACAAATCATTTCCATTATTTGTGCCAATTTGAAAAAATACCCGCTGCATTATATAAAGTATATTTTATTATATTTGTTTACATGTAAACGCGTTGTAAGGCTTTACGGCGGCTTAACTATCAGGTTCGGCTCGTCCATCATGACCGCCTCTTCGCTACTGTCCGATTCAATAACAAGCGCGGCTCGTTTCTTTTCTGCTACCTCCTCCATTCCAATCTTGAACGAGACAACGCGGTCCGTATAATTAGAATAAGATAGCTGCTGAATACTATGCTTGTTTTGGATTAAGTTGCACGTGTTTGTATCCTCGTTATGCCACACACCGATTTCATTGTATTTCAGTGTGCGAATTGTCTTCATTAGCGGGACCAATGTATGATCATATATAGTAGCCGCATCGCGTGCGTATTGCACATTGTTGGTTTCATTCATCTTCTTGATACAGCCCTTTATTTCATCTATCTGCGCATAGTAATTCGTGATGGCCTCGTTTAATTCTCGTTGTTTGGCATCATTATCCACAATATTGTTATACGTTTCAAGGTATGCCTCGTATAGCGAGCTATAAAACGAAATATCCTCCTTTAATGTCTCAAATCGCGTTAATGCTGCCTCCGTCGTATTATATCCAAACAGGGCCTTGTTTTTTTCGTCTATTACATTGTTTTTTAGACCAGTCATTTCAGTCTGGATTGTATTTAAAAGGTTTGGCAGTAATTCCACCTTTCCGACCTGAATCTTGATATCTAAACTACATGGGTCTACGATGATGCCACACGAGGCATTATATTGGCGATACGATTCCTCCTTGTCGGTTTCCTCAAAGAACAGCGTTTTAAATATTGTTCCCCCCGGGCGCTTGCAATTTATACATTTGGGCTTAAGCTTCAGAAATTCGGCGCGTTTCTCTCTATTACTTAGATTGACGTTGTTTAATATCTTCTTCTTGTTCGCACTGTTCTGCGTTTCGTACTTAAATTTGAGTTTGAAATATTCATTTAGTGCCTCTTTAACATCCATTATGGCTGTTGTATTTGAATCCATATATATAATACCAAATAATTTATTTGGCAATAAACTCATATACGACTGAGCAAGGGCTATACGATTGAGCAAGGACTAATATCGCGGCTTAGAATGTATAACATCATACTCGCTTTCCCACTCTGGCAAACCGGTAATAATTTCCTGATGCGCAATACGCTTTGCCTGCTGAAATTTCTGAACCTTGGATAAAATGTATTCCTGCTTTTCCTTGTTCTTTTTTTGTATTTCAGCAGGAGTGAGTTTTCCCTTATACTTATAAAGTAGCACCAGTCCTAAAATAAGCAGGAATGCAATTAATAACCCAATGTTAAATACTGTATTGTGAAAGTTGTCCCGCACAGCATGGCACTGTTTGAGTGTTTGATGCAAAAAGTATTTAACACCCGGTTCTGTAAGTGCCGGTTTAGAAAACTCCATAGTAATTATAGTTAAAATAATAAATTAAATTATACACATTATCTATATGGATAACGCCTGGTGGAGTATCTTAATATTTTTATTTACAACATTCGTGTATTATTATTTAGTGCCGTCTCCTACCATGGAGAGCTTTAGCAGCGGACAGAGTAGTAACTACACGTACTTGGCTATCTATGTGTTTGTCGTTATGCTCGGACAATTTGGCCTCAACGCGGCAATCATCAATAAGACATGCGGCGGAACAACGGCAGAAACACTCAGCTCGGCCGGGTTTTACACCTTTATTCCATGGACGCTGGTCTTCGGCGTGTTGGTTTTGATATTAATTGTTTACCCTGGCTTTAAATCCGCATTTTCTGATGTGGTCGGGTATTTCTGGGTTTCTGGGGGCGTGAAAAAAATATTAGATCAGTTATTGATGAACGCTGCGCCAAGTGCCGACAGTAAGGAGTCGGACGGTAACATGCAGTCCGTTTCCGATATGATAGTCAAAATATATAGCAACAACTCATTGTTGGTTAATCAAATTGTCCCGTCTAATTTTGACAAATATTGGGGCATTTTACAGCCGTTAATGAAACCAGAATATAGAGGGGATGGCGGAAACGAACTTAAAGGACAGTTTTTCCAGTTGGTGTCTACCCGGGACAAAATCGGTGAGTGCATGTGGTACCTATACGCCGGTATCTTGGTGGTCTCCCTTGTCCAGTTGAATATTGCAACCGGCGGGTGTGTTAGTAGCCCAGCAACCATGGCCCGGAGAAATCAACAGTTTTTAGCAGAAAGCGAGGCAGCAAACAAGAAAAAACAATTGGCCGCCAGCACAACATACAAGATCGCCGCATAAGAATCACGCGAGTCTGTTGGATCGTTGAAAATCTTATAATAAATTATAGCGCATTTATAAGTTATTATATGTCAGACAATTGGGAGAACTGGGAGTGCGAGGATAATCAGGCTTCAGCTGTTCCCAGTGCGGAACGGATAAAACAATTGCAAGAGAGAAAACTAATTGAAGAGGCAGACAATGCGCTAACGCGCGAACTGTTTGCTATAGGAAATGTCGCCGACGCAAAACTACCTGCTAAAAAGAAATCGGGTCGCTCTTTGATAAAAGCTCAGAAAAGGTAGTGGGTTACATCCTTGGGTTTGCTACATAATACATGACAAACAAATAGCACAAAATTCCTAAACTTAGCGATAGCAGCCAAATAGGGAAAATAGTCTTATTTCTGTATCCAATACCGAATTCGCGGATACTTCCATCCCGATTATACAAACAAGTGGGTTTCATCATTTGAATTGTTCCAAAAATAATAATAAATATTACAACAGACACCAGCGTAACATTTTCTCTAATATAGCCTCTGTACATGTTATATACCTATGATATAATTATACAAAATTTTTATAATTATATTGTGCTAAATTCTACTCTATTAAATTTGAAAGGCCTAATTGTCCTCTTGGTAGTCATCATATTCCTCCTCCGGCGCCCCCACGCCATCCGTATTGCCATCAAAATACGTTTCATTCATAAATCCCATATCATAGGCCTCTTCATCTATATCAGCATCAACCTGTTGCTGTTCCATGTATTCGCCCAACAAAATGTCAATGTTTTCGTCGTTCGCATCGGCATTCTTCTTCCTAATGTTCCGCTCTGCCTTGGTCATCTCATCTCTAAACTCCTGCTCTTCGTCGTAGAAATCCTTGTCCAGTGCAGTCAGGCCCTTCTGCATTCCCTTGCTGTACATACCCAACTTATTGGACTTCAAAATGGTGTCGGCATCTCTCGCCTCATCTGTCATCTTCTTAAGTCTGTCCGTCACAAGGTCCTTCTCCTTCTCTCTTAATTTGAAAACCCGATCCTGAATTTCCTCATATGACGTGTCAATGGTGTTCTTCTCGGTGTTCATTATATCAATAAAGGCAACGAACAATTCGGCCAGTTTTTGTCTGAGCTCCTTTTTATTGCCCGTTAGCAAGCGCGTTTCCGTTTGATTTCTGGAAGTCATCGCAAGATCTACTCTGGTTTCAGTCTCCTCCACGTACTCTGTCGCGAAAACGTCGTCAACCGTGTTGGTCGGTTTGACTGCCCGAACTATCATGTCGTCCTCGTCTGATAATTCAATGTAATTGATAAACACGCGCAACAAATAGTACTCAAACAAAAATCGGCTCGTTCTTTCATCAAAAATGGGCTTCAAGGTCTTGTCTTCGCCAAGTTTAATACCAGTGAAGCTCGGTGTTAGGTTTGCAAGAAGAACCAGGTTTTTACATGACTGTTGTATAGTTGTAAGGATGTTTTGCAGACTGGGCACACCATAAAAGTGATTGAGACCTTCATAATACTCGCTAATGGATTTCTTCAATTTGTTCGCGTGATTTCGCGAGAATCCGTAGTAACTTGGTATGTGAGTGTCATCATAATGAACCTTGTTTAGAATAATATTGGGGAACACATTGACGAAATTATGAATGAAATTCTTGTAAAACCCGACAATGTTGTACAACTTATCATCGGAAATTTTAATGGCGTCGTTTCTATTTGATGCATCGGCCGACCAGTTTGCGAGGTTTGCAATGGCGCTTGTCATTTTTCTCACTGAACTGTTTGTGATCACGGACCCCGTATTTTTCTGAACAAACTCACAAATCTCTGCCTTCATGGAGTCAATATTCTTTATCAGAAAGTTGTTCAACGCCTTTGCCTCTTTTGTGTAATTTTCACTTGCAACCTCATATGTATCCAATGACTCGCGAATGAGGTCTCGCAACGACTGCTCAACAACTTCCTCCGGCTCATCCTGTATAGACTCCAATAGTTGTGTCAGTTTTGTAATAGAGGACACCTCATGTTCTTTGAAATCTATATTAATAATATTCTGCTGGCCTATAATTTGAAGCAGTCTTAGGAAATGCTCGCTGTTATAAACTCGCCCATCGTCCTTCAACTTTTGGATAATCTGTTCGTCAGAATCATTGGGGTCAATCAGGCCAATGTCCGGTTTACCCGTGCACA